TATGTGTTTGTAGACCAGCACGTAGGTGCAGCGGGGTTGGAGGGGTCAAAGGCACCCTCATAGTATGCACGCCCTATACTCGCGGCGTTGACTATAACTACGTTAACCGTATCGGCGTCGTTAATACCATCAGCGTTGAAAGAACCGCCTTGAATACTTATGCGCTTTACGTCTGGCATACCTACTAATCATCTTTCTTGTTTAGTAACGCTTTCTCTAATCTCTCTAGGTGGAAGCGGTACGTGCCTTCTATATGAATGTAACACCCGACAGGTATTTGCCCCTTGCCGACCCACTTACGTAACGTGGCGGGAGATACCCGAAGATAATCCGCCACTTCGTTTATAGTGCGATACTGTTGGTCGTTGTCTATAACGGTTTCCGCTGTCATTTTTTCCTCACAGAGATTATGTACTCGGAATCTGAATTTAGACCCATAGGTACTTTTTCAGGGTTCTCCTCTAGGAACTGCCGTACCGATACTTGGTTCAATCTGCGGTCAAGAAAGTGGGGCACGTTGTTTTCTATTATGAAAGCGTGCATAGATTCCCAATCGCTTGTCCAGAACCTGTTCTTAATAGTACGGAAGAAAGTACCCTCAGAGGTTTTAACACTTTCGACATTCTGCTCCTTGCAGTAGTCTAAGAGCGCTTGCTTCACCTTATCCATTTTACCCGACAGTGCAGCGTCGGCTGATTTGAACTCGGTAGACAACTCTGCGCGGCGTTCGCGCATTTTTATAAATGCTTTAGTCAACTTCTCAACAGTAACGGTCATGTCGTTCTCCATAGTTTTTTGTTGTTTTGTGATATATACTAACAGTGTTTTATCTAGTCAAGTATTTCTTTATATAAATCTATCATTTTTGCGTGTACGTCAATTCTAGCGTCAAGGAGCTTGTATACATGTCGTTCTACCGTAGAGCCTTGCAGCTGTACTACTGTGCATTTAGACGTTTGCCCCGACCTGTGAACCCTAGCGTTTGCCTGCGCGTAAGTTTCCAACGAGGATGTCGGCCCCCACCACACAACTGTACTGGCGGCGGTAAGCGTAACCCCGTGGGCAGCTGCTTGCGGTTGGATCAACAATACTTGGGGATCAGTAGTCTCCTGAAAACGCTTGAAGATGTTAGTACGGTTACTAACAGATACATCTCCACGTATGACAGCACAGGTTATACCGTCTTTGGTTAGTTTCTCTGACAGTACGTCTATGATGTGCTTGAATGGGATAAACACTAAAACCTTCTTGCTGCTCTCGTCTATCGCTTCCTTCAACACACTGTAACGGTTCTTTATATCGAAACGAACCGTGTCGCCCCCGTCCGAATACACCGCACCCGCGGATATTTGCAGTAGCTTGTTCATCGCCACCGCAGCATTAACAGCAGTTACGTCCTCCCCTGCTACCTGCAGCACGTTACGTTTGCGTAGGGCTTCATAATACTTCGCTTGCTGTTTGGTAAGTTCAACGTTGCGTTTCACGTACACCATGTCAGGTAAATCTAGGCACTCGTCTTTTGTGAAACGTATCGCAGGTTGTAGTGCGTGGTGCACGGTTTCGTTCGCGGTCTCTTTTGGTGCCCACTTGAACTGCGTCTGCTTGTACATAACCATGTCCCGAAATGCTCCGAAGAACCTTGGGACTGCTTGGGAGTTGACTAACTTAGCTAACCCGTACGCATCCAAAGGGGACTGCGCAGCAGGAGTTCCCGTCATCATCCACAACCATGTGTCCTCGTGCAGGATACGATTTAGTGTTTTCCACCGTGTCGTCTGTACGTTCTTGTAATGTGTAGCCTCATCAACAATCACAAGGTCAAACCTTGCTGCCTTTACGGCATCCTCTACTATAGACACACCGTCATAGTTTATTATTACGAACTCAGCGCCACCATTGATTACCTTTTCGCGTTTCCTTTTGGACCCATAGGCCACGTCTACAGTCCTGTGCATAGCGAACGTAAACAAGTCGTTACGCCATGCGGAATCCATAATCGACAGGGGGCAGACAATCAGCACGCGCTTTATCTTGCGCTGCTTCATCAGGTAGTCTGCGGCCCATATAGCACTGGCAGTTTTGCCTGTACCCTGTTCGTTAAAACAAAACGAACGTTTGTTCATAGTGAGGAACCCTGCGGTCTTCTTCTGATGTTCAAACGGTTTGTACCGCCCCGTCCATTCATACCTACCTTCTATGGGTGAAGGTACGTTAATGTTCAGGTTCTTTAGTGTGTGTGCCTCGTCTATACCCCAGTTGACCAACACCTCGTTGTCTTTCAACTCTTGGCTTTTTTGTATAGTCGCAGTCACCCTTTTCGGGTTGCGCAGCGTTAATAGCAGCGCTTTGTTTTTCATAATTTCCACGTTGTTCTCCAGAAACCGTAACGCTAACGACGTTAGCGTGATTTTTTACCTTTGCTTAGCGCCCCACCAGCGGCCCTATTTTTCTTGCGGCTTTGGACAGTTACCCCGTCCTTATTGCTGCCGCCTTTACTGAGTGCTTTCTTGTGGGCGATGTCCTTACCTTCTCTCCGGTCTGCCACACCATCTTTGTTTTTGTCTTCGCCCTTTCTATCCATCTTACGCCGCGCACGTTGACGCTCCATGCGCCGAGCATGTTCGCCTCGTGCTTTCTGCTGCTGGTACTCTTTCTTGTATGGGCGCGGCTTGTTTACGTAAGGCATCAGTTTGCTCCGTTATGTGCACATTCTGTTACAGGGCAATGATTTCTGCACAGTCCGTTGGGACGTGGGTTCCATACGTTCAGCTCTACGGCTTTAGCCATCTGCTGATACTTACCAATCCACTTGCTCCATAGCGTATCTTTATCATAATTCGTGTACGTTGTCTTGATTAAGTCTTTAGACACAACAAACAATAACCCTGCACGTACTCGTTCTATCTCAGGATAATGCGCGAACACGGACAACGCCATCAACTCAAGCTGCCCTTTATCGGCGTACTTGGCAGATTTACCCGTCTTGTAATCAACCACAAACGCCACGTCTTTGTGCAGGATGAGTAAGTCTGCTATACCACGGAACCACACCTCTTTGTCATAGAACCCGCACGGGTCCAAGTCCTCCCGTATCCCCATCTTCTGCTCAACAAGCTTAGTACCAGCCTTGTCTTTCAAAGACTTCAACGCCTTAGCCGCGTAGTTAAACCTCTCAGGGATAGGTACGTCTTTGCCTATAAAATCTTCAGCCATCTTATGGAACTGGTTCCCATATAAGATCGCTTGGGTTGGGACAAAGGGGAACTGCTTGAGTATTTTCTCGTGGTAGAATTGTTTAGGGCACTGCTCAAACGCTTTGATCTTACTAAAAGACCAAGGTGCTACTTTATGTGTCATAGAGCAACATCCGCCCGTAACTTACGAACCGACTTGCCAGATATGTTTATTCTAGCGTTGGGCGTGTCCCCAATCCGCGCGACTTTAAACCCAAGAAAGTAAGCCGCTGCGATAAACGCGCCGTTAGATATGTACTTACCTTCTACGGTTTTCTCAGCTATATGTTTTAAGCCGTAGCTTGAACAGGATGTGTTAACTGTAACCCTACGACCAGCCTGTTGAAGCCAATTAACAGCGCCTTGCATTTGTTTTACGTTTACACCAGCGGGTATATACTCAGGTCTAGTCCGTTTAAACCCGTGCTCAAAACCTTCCGCTGTCAGTAAGGGATTAGCGGCTACCACCCCATCAACATTTTTTTGTGCTACTTTAGTCATACGCATCCTCCATATGATTTACCTACTCCGCTCTCGCAAGTGATTGGCAAGCCCTCCGCCCAATCGGGGGTCTGGCTCATACATTCCTCCACGTAGACACGCGCCTCCTCGACTTCTTCATCGGGGATGCAGCAAACTAGGGAATCGTGAACAGTTAATACTACGGGGTATCTTCTGGCAAGGAGTATCATCTGGTGCCCTATTATGCACCGAGCTACGGCTTGGCATACGTTCTCAACTGCCTTGCCCCCGTATATATACTTCCTACCCCTACGTGTTTTGTACGAATATTCTACACGCTTTTCCTCGTTTGTCTCGCCCTTCAGGTCTTCGTAGTACATACGTAACCCAGAGGGTAAAATTAATGCAGAGTTAACGGCGTCCACTTTAATCACACCTCGCCTACCAAAGTTAGCCACCTTGCCATTAGCGAGCTGCGTTATTGTGTACTGGGCTTTCTTCCATAGCCCGTTGATGTCGGCATTAGCCTCACGGTAAACATCTATAATACGCTGCGCTTCGGTAAGCTCAATCTCTACCCCCATACCTTTCAACTGCGCTTGGAACTTAACCGCGCCCATACCATAACCAGCGCCAAGAATTGTAGTCTTGCCCACGAACCGCTGCTCTTTAGTTACCTCTGATACAAGTACATTATAGATACTAGACGCCATATACTTATACACGTCCTCACCCGCTGCGAACTGTGCCACTAGGTCGTCCTGCCCAGCTAACCAAGCAAGCACGCGAGCCTCAATCTGCGAACTATCGCAGTCGATTAGTGAGTATCCGTCTGGAGCGATGATACTGTTCTTTAACTTCTTTGCGTTAGGCCCACGACTAGGTAGGTTTTGCAGGTTTATCTTATCTGCGCCGCCCCACCGCCCAGTGTGGGCAGCGTAATACTTAACGGGAACTGGCAGCAAATCACGTTTACCTAT